CTATGGGGTTAACCACTCAATCCATTTGGATACGATAACTGATAAGTCACTGGAGTGATTTTCGTCTGAAAAAAGAGAAAAGTCTCTATAAATTGTTTTTTTGCCTTTATATTCTTCAACATTAAATAATAAATCGTCTTTTTTCTTTCTTACAAAATCACCCATTCTTTCGGTTCCTTTGGCAAATCGTTTTAGTATTACTGATATTGCTTCAGGGCTGTTATCTATACCAATCCATTTTCTTCCAAGTTCTGCAGCCACTTCAATTGTTGTGCCAGAACCCACAAAGCAATCCAATACTAAATCACCAGGGTTGGATGATGCCCTAATTATCCTGTCCAGTAATTTGGAATTTTTCTCTGTTGGATATCCGGTGATTTTTGCCATTTGATTAAATGGATCTCTGAAGTCTAGCCATATATCTTGGACATTGACTCCGGCACTTTGATCGAGATAAATCTTTCTTCTTGGGTTGCCATTTGGGGACCAATAAATATCTCCTCTAGCATCCATTTCATCAAGTGTCTTTGGGACAAACTGCCAATGTTTTCCTGGTGGCGGCAATAATCCCCTCCATGGTTTACCTGTTTCTCCATTCCTTACTCCTGGGGCGTGAATTGGAACCTTCTTATAACGCCGGCCCATGTCATCTATGTATCCATATTCTTTGGCTGCCCAGGCTTCGGTCCATTTTTCCATAGGGCGATTCCAGATATAGGAATCCGATTTGGTATAAAACATGATGTAGTCGGAAATATCGCCATAGGTTTTTCTAGTGAAATTCTTTGGATTACACTTTTTTCTAGTAATCCAATTACGAAATTTATTTCGGCCAAATATTTCATCCATAATGACTTTCACATAGAAAGCCATGTTTTCGTCTAGATGTACATAAATTGAGCCGTCCTTTGATAGCAGCTCTCGCATTAATATGAGGCGTTTTCGAAGAAACTCAATGTAATGAGAGCCGGCTAAAATGTCCTGATAAGCATCATTTTGAGTTCTTGATTGAAAAACACTATTAGTGGCAAAGGGAGGGTCAATGTAAATAAGATTTACTTTGCCACAGATTTTAGGATCGTTGATTAATGATGCTAATCCACATAAATTATCACCATAATATAGGTGATTTTCTCCATTACCCCATAAATTTACAAATTTACTCGGGGGAGTATTGAGAATCTCGCTTTCATCTTGTTTACCTTCATAATTCAAGTAAACATCCAAATTATTATTATTTGGATGATTTTTTAAATCTCCATTCCACTTCTTCTTAGAAACACCAGTAGCCATTTACACTTCCTCATGATCGGAGCCAATCTTCAGTAAGTCGTTCAGGTATCATCTTTAAAGTTGTCACCATTACCTTACCTGGCCACTCAGCTTCTAGACTGGAATAATCATTCCACATTGATCCTAAGAGCAAACCAGGTCCTTCATTCAGAAAGATGACTTTGGTATCTAATCCATGAGTAGAGGCATAGTCTAAAATCTCTCTAGCACAATTGTGATAACCACCTGTGCGGTCATCTTCTTGTGCTCCACCTCTATCTGAATCATACCTGGCTAAACCAACAGCCAAAACAGTTGTTCTATTTACGTCATATATTATAAAGTCAACTGGCCTATTCGGGTTAGGGTAATCTGGAAAAATCTCACCCATTAATACATCTCTGCCAGCACGTTCCGGTCCGATAAGTGGTAGATTTGGGAATTGAGTTCTGAAGAGGTTAAAGAAGCTCTCTGTTAGGTCGTATCCTTCCTTACCTCTATCTTTGTATTCCCAAAGAACAGCACATAGGGCTTCATCAGGAATACATCGGCTGTTAAATGCTCTTTTTACTTCTTCAATTGGTCTAAACTGTTCTCCAAAGTGGTCGGCAATCCTTCCTGCCCATGTTTTCTTTTTCAGCATCTCGACAGGCAAATCAGGAGCGACATATTTTCTGAATAACCTTTGTAGTTGAACACGCCCAGATTGATTTGTTTCTCTAGATATCAATAAAAACAATTCTCCTGATGTATTTGACTGATCTAGTAATCTTTTAAAATGCTGAATTACTGGCATATACAAATTACAGGCATCTTGGAGAATGTCAGGGTAATAATCTCCTGTGGAAAGTGTTACGTAGTCCCAGTGGATATCTAAATCTTTGTAATCGGAAAAAGAACGAGTTGGCATCAAGGAGTCCTTTAGTATGAGATTTCGCCATCGTGCTTGGACTCCTTAATTCTACATTCAAATTTAATTTTAAAATCCAAAATTTGATAATGGTTTTATCAACAATACTTTTTTCCCCAGCTTTTTAGCTTTGGTTATGGTATAGAATGTCCCCCCACTCTTCCGGCCATCATATAGAGCAACCAATATCTCCCCAAGTTCGAGAATCTCGTCATTTCTGATTAGTGGAGCTCTTTTTCCAAACTTCTCATAGTTTGGTCTAATAACAATGGTCTTGATATTATGCTTTCTCGCAAATGTTTCTACTTGCGTATCAAAACCTATGGCTCCTCCATGTACCCAAACCGAATCAGGATAATCCTTTAAAATGGATTCTAAGTCCGATTCTTTGGCTAATTTATCACGATGACCTGAAAAAGATATCTTCACTAAAAAATTATACCCTCGTACACTCTTTCAGAGTGACCCTATTAGGGTTGGATTAGCTTCAATATAAGGAAATTGGTAGAATTAGGCTATGTACTGATATCTCCATCAGTATTGGGGAGGGTTTATGTCAATTCTTACCTGTAGTGCATGTCATAAGACTTGGGATGGTAATCTCAGTCCATTTTGTCCATCTTGTTATGAACATGATTGGGAAAATACACCTGGTCTAATTCGTCCTAAACATGATCCTAGATATTTGCCAGCCTACTACACTACTTATCGCTCAGTAGTAACAATGGATTTTATTACCAGTAAAGACGCATATATTAATGCCTTAGCATATAACGGAGAATTCTATTACGACACACAATATGGCAATTTCACATGCTTTATAAATCAGCCTCTTGGAACTACAGCTGGTTCAGCAATTCCTGCAAATTACCCATGGCCTACTCACCCTCTTGATTCTCAGAAGGTTGTTGATATTAATGGCAGTCCGCATGTTTATGCAGTAAATCTTGTTGATTTAAATTACGAAATATCTTCAGGTAGATTAATTGCACCTCGATATTGTGATGTCACTGGATGTACTAACTTGGCTATTCCAGGCACAACCAAATGCTCACGTCATTAGGTGATTAACTAACAATGGCTAAAAATGGGAGTTAATGGGACAAATGGGGACTAATGGGTAAAAATAAACTGAAAATCCACAACACTCAAATTGATAACTTGATATCGAATCTACGTGGTGAGGTTGGAGATATCATCATCACGTGGAAACTATTTTTAAAACTAAAAAGAAATGTCGGCTATCTCTATACACCAGATTTTGAAAAAGACATGAGCAATCCCGACATTGCTTTACTCGAAATACTTATCGATAAACTGGAAGATGAGATCGTTTCAAGATTATCTGAATTATCTGAACAAGAAATAGGTCAACTAACCTTCTATTTCGCTCAACGAAAACTTGAAGGAACGATTGACATAAGTCAGGATGTTATTGATTACAAGAAATTTGTCGATAAGGAAAAAATCAAAGATAAAAGAAATCAGTTTATCAGTCACAAACAACTACCTGAAACTTGGACTGAACATAAAGAAATCCTAATATCAACAAAGACCATAGGAAAATGTCTTTCTTTAGCCGTGAAGCTAATGATAAAGATAGACAAAGCCTTTTTGGGTCCAAGTGCTATTTATCTTTGGCGTGAAGTTTTAAAAAAAAGTACTCCACCAATTCGACCATTAAATGTGAACTATATGCTTCTTCCTCACATGAATTTAGATAAGAAAACGAGAGGAATAATTATCAAGAAAGAAATTAAACTTGGACTGCCAGTTTTTGAAACAATTAAAGCCAAGGTGGACGGAATCGAACGAGATGTTATTGTTTGTAAAAAATGGGGAGGAATTCTTCTAGATGCCCATACTTTACTGCTATGTGATGAATACCCAATAATTGAATTAAGCGAAATAAACTTTGGCAACAAACCTGATTCAGCGAGTCCCCTTTAATCTCTTTATTTGCTCTATAAGCCAAATAGCTTTACTCTTATCAACTCTGTATTCAGGCCACCATGGATCATAAATGCTCTTGGGCCACTTCTTCCATTTTTGTCTTAAATCAGATAGCCTTTTTTCAAGTTCTTCGATTGTGGTCATGTGTTTCTATTGAAAACTATAACAAAGTACATCCCTAAGAAAGACTTTGAAGATTCTTACTTGGCGTACTAAGTTTGTCTTTTCTTTAAAGTCTTAGTGTAGCGACTCTCTCCGCTATTCCCTTGATTATCCTTTATAGCGGGCGGATGAGGGTTATCGCCTTTACGTCTTTCCCCTCAGTACTCCATTCATCCCTGAAGATGAGCTTAGTTAGTTCCTGCTTTCTACCTCGTTTAGTTTTATGTCCTTTCGTTTGGACGGACTGGTAGAACCTGCCGGCTTGGTAGTCCAAAATACTTTAGGATAAAAAAATCCCCCAGGTATCGTCTGAGGGATAATTTGCGGTGTTCTTTAGAGGAGCCCGTAATTTATTTTAGCACACTAGACGATACCTAATGTATTTCATATTCAGATTGTTCCTTTTAAAAGAGAAAAGCAACTAATCAAATCTGTATCAATCACAATCTTAATCATTCATGTCCCTTTGCTTCCCAAGGATTTCTCTTTGAGATTAACGAACCGTCGGACAATATCCACATAGGTCTGAACACTTCATTTTCACCAACAATGGTCACCATATTGACTCTCCCATGCGGTAGATGGAGCGTAATATCTCTTGGGGGTAGTTCTCTATCTTGGTGGTGCCAACAATCAGTAAATCGAACACAAATATCATATTCACCATGTTTATTGAACTCACAATCATCTGGACAGAATCTCGATGGCTTTTCAAGGGTTTTAAATATCTCCTGTGTTTCAACTTCCTGAAGCATGATAAAGGATATTAAATCGCTTTGTCATTGTCAATTCATTGAATAGGTTTGTTTCTCTAACCAACGAATTAAATCACTTTCCTTAATCCTAACGTTTCTACCTAGTCGGATGTGCGGTATCTCATTCTTTGAGACCAAGAGATATATTTTGGCCTTTGAGATTTTTAAATATTCTGCGACTTCGGGTATTGTTAGGATTTTGGTTTCCATTCTTACTCCTGTAGTTTTCTGACGACTAAATCCATGTAAACACCAAGTACAATCTGTCTCATTTTTGGTGGCATTCCGTTGTTAAATTCCTTCAAAGGAAATCTTGGCAGATCTTCAACCTGTAAATCTCTCCTGGCTTCAAACCAAGGGAATTTTCCATCTTCCTGACATTCACCACAAACATCAGAGACGTAATAACTGCATAACTTGCAGCCTTCTTGGTTTGGAAAAATCATTGTTTCTTTCATATTTATTTTCCACGGCAGAGGTAGGTAGTCTGCCGTGAATTTGCCTTAATCCGAGCGGTGATACCTGCCACACTTCTCACAATAATGCATGCCCATGTATTCATTAGACGTTTCGTCTCCTTTCAGTTGTTTGGAAACTTTCGAACCGTCTCCAGTCACATGGTACTTTTGGCATTTCTTGCAATAGTGGAGGACAAGGTACTCACTGGGCTCGTTCACCTTTTTGGCTGGGATAACGATTGATAACAATCCTTTCCCTACTTTCCTCAAGATGAGTCCGGCATCAGTTTTCACAGTCATGACTACCTCCTCTGCCTGCTAAACAGGACTAACGTTGCCTGTAATAGCTAAGTAGATCAATACTTTTAAAGTTCAATAGTTGGTCTAGATTCTTTGGCATCATCTTTACACCGCCTATTTATCAATTCAAGTGCATCCCTGACCCTAACTCCCTTCTCTCGGAGTAGAGCTTCCTTGACTACCTCTAGTTCCGATTTGGTATTGATATTTACTGTCAAACTGGTTTTTGTTTCAGGGACATGTCGAATGTAATCATCCATCCGAGATTCATTGACGTGCCGGCGGATAATACATTCCCTCCGTTTCATTCTTTGAATCCAGTTGGCGACCTCTAAATACTGGCCACGGTCATTTTCTACTATGGGCATTCTGTGGTTATCAATCGAAGGTAATTTCTCCTTTCTTGGGTCGTATTTGAACAACTGTTGTGAAATCTCATAAGCTTCAGAAAAATTAGAAAGTGCAAAGGATACGACATTACCTAGACTCCAAATGTGAGGGCGTAGTTCATCACTCATTTGAGCCAATTCTTGTAAAACGATGTAGAGCTGAAGTTTCCGACTTCGATATTGTGGAGATAGTTGTGAAAGCTCAACAGCCATTCCAGGTATCGACAAGAGAGAATAAACCTCATCAAGAATGAGAGATATCGGTTTATCGTTTGGGTCTGCCGGCCTTCTCCGTTTTATCTCAGCCATAATCAAAGAAAATACCTGGGTGAATAAGTAGTGCTGAATCTGCTCCTGACCTATCAGCTTGGTACCATCGATAATGACCATCTTGCCGGTATTGATTGCATCTCTTGGTGTCCACCCTGGGCGGTAATAACCTAACCTTGCTTTTATTTCTCTAATGTCGGTGATGTTTAGAAGTGAGCGAAGAGCATAGGTTCTCATCTCTCTTTCACTGTTTCTCATCTCCGAGTTGAGGAATTCATAATTTAAAAACCATGCTGTCTCAGCAATCTTGCTACCGTACTTTGCCAAACATTTTCTAAGAAGTGGCTTGTCAACAATCAGGCGTTTAGTCTCGGTAATTTGCCAAGTCTCATTGACATCAACATCGTCATTACTAATCGCCGTTAGAAGCCTAAAGAAGTGAGGGGCTATTTCATTGACTGCTAATCCACCTAAAACTGGAGCGTTTTGAATTAGGTGTGGTGATAACTTGGCAAGATTACTCGTTACCCTTTGGACCTGTTCTTCATAGCTACCGCCATATTCCAGTGAAAATTCAGGCATGGGAATAACCCATTCAGTATTTCCCAGCTGATCATAGATAATCCGTTTTAGGTAAGCATCACGACTGGCTTTATCATGGCCCAAGAGCATGGTTAATATCGAGTCTGTGATACTTCCAGACCAGTCGAGGACGAATATGGCTCTATCGGGGTATCGTTTGAAATAATCGACTAGGTGACGTGCTAGAGCGGTGGTCTTTCCAGTTCCCTGTTTGCCAATGTACAGAGTTCCCATGGTCAAACCCTCATCAAATAAATCATCTTCCTTTATCTGAGTCATAGACTTCGACACAGGTTGATCCAGTCCAAACACCAAATCCTTGATAGTCCTGAAGTTAAGCATTTTTGGTCAATGGGTAAGAATTCCCATCCTCCCCCCAAATGTAAATTGGGGCTGATAACTGCTCTCCGATAGGTATCGAAGTAAAACTATCAAAGTCCACAAAGAAGACTGGTAAACCAGCCGGCGTTATTTCCATGAGATATTTCTGAAGCTTATCCCTCGGAATATCGACAACAAACAATATGATGCTAGAACTAGAAAACTTTTCATCGATTCTCCAAAGATTTGACCTATAGTGAGAGAGTTTGTTCTTGATGTTTCCCCAGCGTTCGAAATTACTTTTGGTGGTGAATTCAACAAGAATCATTTTTCCGCTTGGATACTTCAGGCCAATGTCAGGAATAGAGCCACACTTGCTACCGTAAAAGAATCTCTCTTCGATGACAGTCGCTTTCATATTCGACCTCCACAATCTCACTAAACACTCTGTTACTCCAAGTCCATGAGCTATCTTTAGAGTGATACCAAGTTCACTGGTATATCTCGTTACTCTTCGTGGACAGGTATAAACTTTTCGCTTACCAAATGTTGTTGAAAACAATGACCTCTTCCTGGTATCAGGGTTATCCCATTTTCGAGACAGTAGTGGCAGTATTACTTCAGAACGCCGACTTCTTTCGGGTGACCCATAGAGCCAAATATTGAAATGATCAATGGTGGCCCAATGGAACAATTGAGAGGCCTCTAAATACTTTTGTTGACTGATACTAGCCTTAGTCATTTTTCCACTCTTAGCATGTGGAGCAAAATAGAGGATGCCACTTCTTTCTTCCACAATGTAAGTTATCAAAATTGGACACTTTTCTCAATTCCACAAGAACGAGAGAAACAAAACGAAGAGTCCCAACATGGCCATCCAGCCAAGAACCAGCATGATGACGGCCACTATCTGAATCCCAATTCGGACTCCCTGATTTTGACCAACTGGAATTCCCACTTCAGTAGCCTGATTAACCCAGCTATCTGATATCCTTTCAACCGATTGGGGAACTCCAACAAAGAGGCTAGTTATCGAGGTGAAGATTAGTGAACCAATCAAACGAAATAATCTCCACGCCATCTGCAGTAACCACCGTATCAAAGCAAAGACTAGTCGTACCAAGTGCCTAAACATATCCACCTCCCATCTTCAAGGACTGCTATCAACATCGGATCGTAAGAGAACACCTGAGAAAAGATAAAAGCCACTCCGATAAATACAGCGGAGAGGATTCCTCTCAAGATTCCAAACCCTGTGGAAACGGCCTGTTCGACTTGTTGCCTTTTTTCCTCCTTTTTCTGTTTCTCCTGTTGGAGTTTGGCTTCAACATCTCTCATGTCCTCAGCAATCAAAAACCCGTGAAAAGGTACTTTCTGACTAACAAATTCGAACATCTTGCTTTGGATTTCTGTGGGGATAACTCCCCGATAGTCTTTGGCTGGTACCACCCACCAGTCGCCAATTTGGCAGGGAGAATACACCATCCCTCCCTGTCCTATTACCTCGTAATCAGTTTGGATTTTAAAATCTAATTTTGTATTCATTTTTTTATCCTTTCGGCTATAATTTATGGGATTTCATCGCCGCATTCAACCTCTGAAGGGGGATGTAGATGTCTGGAAATTTAGTTGACAAAATTCGGGTATTACAGAGCCTAGATCAGAGGCATCTAGAGGTTTTAAACGCTTTGATGGCAGATAAAAACTTCAAAATACCCCTTTTAGCCAAAAAAATGGGTTATGAAGTAAGTACAGTAAGGAATTTTCTGACTGATATCTACAAGGCTTGTGGTGTTTCAGAGGGTGAGGAAGATAAGAGGGGTTGGGTAATCAGAGAGTATTCAGAGGCCTATCTGAAAATGGGAGAGACACCCCCTGAACCAGTAAACATACCTCCGAAAATCGAACCGAAAGAACCTGAAAAAATCCCTGAAGCTACTCCCCCAAACTTTGATACTCCAAGAATCAACGTATCCCCACCCCCACCAAGAAGAAGAAATAACGGTTGTCTTATTGCTGGCATAGTCCTTTTAGTTGTCGTCGTTTGTAGTGTTGCTGCTTTCTTACTTAAGGGTCTACTACCTAGTTCAAGCCCAAGTACCTCTCAACAGTCAACTGGTGTACACGACTGGTATGAAAAGGTCTATCTACAAGATGGGGTATACATTGCTGGTTCATACTTTGCCATGCGTGATTGCAATACTTCAGGGGATTCTTTCTCCACTGATTTAATTGTCCAAAACGATAGCGGTTATGACTATTCGATGGCTGTATCTCAATCAATGTTTTCCTTAGTCGATAGCAATGGTAAATCTTATCCGTTAATATCTGCGACAATCGGGAATGCTTACAGCGAAACAATCTATTCAAGTCATGCAGGTCAGATTGTCTTATGTTGGGAAGGTAGGAGACCTGAACAAACAGGGGTCGAATATCTCGATCTGACAATCATGGGCCTCCCTGGTAGTTACGATATTACGTTCCGAAAATCTAAGTAGTTATTTCTCGGCTTTACTTTTTCCAATTTCCTTTAGGGCAAAGAGGAGAAAGTTTAAAATCCCGTAGTAGGGCATTAGTTCAGGGACTTGCAACAGATTGGTTATCAAAGCTGTCAGTCCAGCACTAATGGCAATCCACAGTCCTGTTTTTAACCAGTCTGGAATGCTGTCATATATTTTTTTCATATATTTGGTAACTAATAACTAAGTAACTTTTAAAAAGTTGTTGCCCTCATTAGCAGTCAAGAGTCTGATTGCTAACCATGAGCAACAATCCGTTTTCAAGCCAATCTAAGATAGATTCTTAGGCCTGAGCCAACCTAAAACCTTAGGTGACGAGTAGTTATGAGATTCAAAATGACAAATGCCTGTCCCGATGAAGTTTCCCTTTTTGTCGTAGTACCCCTGAACAGGCCAGTTTTGTTCGAATGATTTAAACTTCCAAAAGTTAGCTTCAGCACAAATTGCGATATGACCAAATGGTAGTGTCTTGTTAGCTTGCCAAATAATCACATCACCTTTTTTGGGAACTGCATACCAAGTATTAGTAATCTTGCTATAAAACTTAGTCGGGAATTTTGTCCAGTAATCAATGGCATTACCCTTTACTTCAGGGGCTTTGACTACATCTCGATTGAAGTATTTAAAAACATCGACACATTGATTGCCGAAAACACCGTCATAATTAGCAGGCTTATTTAACCAAGTATTGAAAAAGTCATCTATCGGGTCTTTACAGTATTCATCAAATCTTTGCTGGGCTATTTGTGGATCACCATTAGCCACGTTGTAAGCATCAATCCAACTGTAGCCTTTGTTTGTTAGGGCAAGAATCAGTTTTTCTTTTTCGGGTTGTGAGAGCATTGGACAGTGTTATAAACATAACGGACTAACATAATTTCCCGTCATGATTAAATAAAAAATAGCACATTCCAAGAAAAAAGTAAGTAAGATGATTATCCAAGTGACTCTATAAACAAGGATTTTCATTGGCCGGCTTTAACGACTGTAACTAAACGTAAAACAGCTTCACCAGTAGTCAGTAGAGCTAAGCCCACCGCTCCGTAAACCAGTTTTTCAAGTTTAGTCAACCTATCGTCAATTTCCTTTTTCTCGTATGAAAAAACTTCTTTCTTTAGATAGACCCCATCTGCACATTTAACTAACTCTTTGACTTCTTTGATGTCTTTAGCCATCTCTTTTAAATCTTTCTTAAGTAGTAATATGTCAGTTGAGGGAGTCATAATTAGAAAATGTATGAACCACAAGTAAATATTGTGTCCCCATTGGCAAAGGTAAATGGCGAAGTAGTATAAACGTAGTAACTGGAAGCTTTATCTGTATGAAGCCATCCATTTTCATCCCATCCACCAAAGTATATTTGTGGACCACTACTTGTGTCTTCAAGCCTTGTCGGAATTATTTGTACATCAGGTGATGGTGTGATTGGTCTACTCAACACATAAGTTAATCCCCCTGAACCGTATGTAGTTGTTGAACCCATTGTTATCTTTACAGTTACCTGACATACTGTCCCGATTGTCGTAAATTTTCCAACAATACTTCCGTTGCCAATATCCGGATTGGTTCCAGCATTACCAGTCCAAGTTGGAGAAAAATTAAAATATGCAGGAAATCCTATCGGACTGGATTGATGAGAATAATAGTTGTTGGTTATAGTAGCATTGGCAACTGTGTAGTCTGTATTTACGGCGATAGTGAGCAAGGTGTCAGCAACGGCAGTAATAACACCGTATTTAACCGTAGTCTGAGTCCATTTGATTTTGTCCCCCTTAGAATATCTTGAAGCTGCACCACTTGGAACTGTTATCGTAGAAGCAGAGGCATAAGTCCATGTTTCCCCAGCAGTGGTCCAACCATCTGTGTTTCCGCTAGGTGCTGTACTTGTCCAATCTGTTCCGTCAGAGGTTAGAACATTGCCACTTGTTCCTGGTGCTACGTTTGGAACGTTGTGAGAATCTTTTAGTGATTTGGCGGTTGTATATTTTGTGTCGTCTGTACCAGTGTCGATATCTGAACCAGCAGCCTTTTTGTTATCCACATACGCTTTAGTTGCTTTTTGTGTAGCCAACTTGGTATCAGAATCGGCTGCAAGAGTATTGTCGGTATCTAAATAAGATGTGGGTATTTTTGTGTCTGCATAGGTTTTTACAGCCTTTTCAGTTGGAACATTGGTATCAGCATTTCCAGCGAGGGTTCCATCTGTCGAAAAAACCTTGTCTGAGGTCCTGATATCCTTATTCGTCTTGTTAAATACTGGGATTTCTCCATCAGCTATTCCAGAATCATTTATTGAAGTTACATCGGGTGTCTTGGCTATCTTTGTATCTGAATAGGTCTTTGTTGCTTTTTGAGAAGCTACTTTAGTATCTGAGTTAGCAGCTAAATTTCCATCAGTATCTAAATATCCGACTGGAATTGAAGACGCTTCGACCTCAGCAATTGTTTTTCCACCATCTTTTAAAAGCTTTCCAGTAATCCCATCAAAGGCAGCAATTCTACTTGCTGTAGCTGAAGCAGGGCCGACAACATCACCCGCACCCTCTCCATCTTCTCCTCTTTGAGCTACTAGTTCCCAATATGAAGCATTTGGAGGTTCTTGATTTGAATGGGCTTGGATACAGATATAGGAACTGCCAGCAGAAAAGACAACATCTCTTAAGACATAAGATGTTGCTGAACTCCAATCACCTAGCCATTGAATACCAGGGTCGCCCTGCTCCCCCTGTATTCCCTGAATTCCTTGTATTCCCTGCTCCCCCTGTATTCCCTGAATTCCTTGTTCTCCTTGTTCGCCCTGAATTCCTTGAAGACCTGTATCTCCTGTATCACCCTTGACTCCTTGAATCCCCTGAATTCCTTGTTCTCCTTGAGCTCCAGTAGCACCAGTTTCTCCTTGTATACCCTGTTCTCCCTGATCACCTTTAGAAGCTAACAAAGCCCAGTAAGTAGCATTAGGCGGTTCGTTGCCAGTGCTATTGGCTATACATGTATATGAACTTCCATTATGAGAAACAAAATCGCCTACAGTATAGGCGGTTTCGGAACTCCATGCTCCCTTATTTAGATCTGAATATAGTTTGTCTGACACAAGCGTTTATAAATTTAAAACCAACGCTTAATTAATAATATCAAATTATGCTTCGATTTTGGTTTTGTTAGTCCAAACAGAAGCAACTTTGTTTTTGTTAGTCCAAGAAGTAGATACTTTGGCTCTTTTTTGCCAATAATCACTCTGTTCTTGATAAATTAAAATCAAATCTTCACTTGACCCAAGTAATATCTGATTACCATCGGGTGTGAGAATTCTTCCTCTTGTTATTGTAGAGGATACTTTGTTTTTGTTAGTCCACGACATTTTAGCCGTAATAACTGATATTTAGGGTTGCATCACTCGAATCATCTCTTATAGCCTTGAAGGCATTGATAGATTGAGGGTCATAGAGTTCTATAGTGGTGTCTGCTTTTTGAAGCATGCCGGCCGCCGAAGTGGGGTCAGAGCCATCATCTCTCCATCGAATTGGCTGAGCTTCTACACCGATAACCGCTCTAATCGCTTTCGCTGGAACTGTAAGACCGACTGCGGTAGTTGATACAGTCAGTTGTTGATAACCTAAAGGTTTGATTCCTGCTGGATATGTTGCTGTAATCATTGTTTATTTTAAATATTAATCCCTCCCCCTTTCGAGGGAGGGTAAAAGACTAATTAGCAAGCTCTCAAAACCAAATAATTGATTATTGCGTCAGTGCTTGGATCAGCAGATAGAGTGAAATCTACTTTACCTGCACCAGCAGCGGTCTGAAGCAACGTCACATTGTTAGTTCCATTATCTTCAATTGAAGCGATTGCAATGTCTGTTGCCACAACACCAGTGACGGTTGCTGATTCGGCAGCATCTCCACCAGTGGTTGTGTGCTGACCAGCAGCTACAACACGATGGGAAGGTTTGATGAAAGAGGCTGAAACAGTTGTGCCTATGTTCTCATAAACACCTTTCAAACCTGTGGCAACATCGGTATCAATGAATAATGCGCCTTTGGAATATCCCGCACCAGTTGGAACGGTTGTGCCTGTAGCTAAAAGGATTTTCCCATCTTCATCTCTGATTAGGGTTCGAACACCACTTTTGACTAGGCCACCAAGTTTTATATCTCGATTAAATACTTTTGACATATTTTTAATTTAAAAAAACCTCTAATAATTTAGAGGTAAGTTTTTGCTTTGTCCCCCTCAGCCGAAGCCAAGGGGGAGGAACGAAGTTCACTTACCTCAAGGTCAATTAAAAGTTGCTAGCATCAAGAACCATCTTGACAGAAGCAATTTGACCGTCTGGGAACATTTCTGTGCCCATGCCAATGATTCCTTTCGGAAGTTTGGCGAATCCTTTTTCTTTATCACCGACTTCAAGGTCTAGGAATTGCATGACTGCATCGATAGCACCACGAATCATGAAGATTGAGGATTGCTGTTGAGCTGACCATACATCAGCAGCAGCAGTTAATGTTTCACTAACTGAAATGTCACCATTTCCAGTGAAAGCCATATCTTCAGCGGAAGTACATTTAACATATCTCTTTCGGCGGAGAATGAAAGCGTTCATTGGGCTGATATCAACGTAGTTGGTACCTGCACCACTACCACCTTCAACGGCAAGTTTTAAATTAGCACGTGCAGCAGCTGCATCAGAACCAATTAAAACATTACCAGCGGCAGTACCGAGAGTAGTTTTGAAAGTGAAGGTTACACCTGAGATGGTAACAGTATCACCATCAGTTGGTTTAGTAGCTACTTTCAAGCTAGCTGACCAAGGCAAGTTGTTATTTTCAACAACAGTCCAACCATGCCAAGGACCAATTACACCATTTGCTAAAACGCTATCACCTAGACCTGATTCTCTTTCGGATTTTGCTCTTCGGAGAACTTCAACAGCATGAGGACCTAAAACCACAGCTCTCATCGATGAATCACGAGGAACATCGAAAGAACCTAGTTTAGAACCAGCTTCCTGGAATACATCGAGGACATTGGTTGTAGCAAGTTCAAAAGCAGTACCACTATTGATTGAGTTACCTGCATTGGTAATTTCGCTTAGATACTTTTGTTCAAAAGCATTCATCAAGCCACGACGAATCGAGGTCAAGGAATGTTGTAAAAGATCATAAGGAGATTGATATTGCTCAGTAATGTCGATGTCTTCAGCAGCAAATTGAAAAGTATCCACTTCTAAAGTGTTCTTACTGTCAGTTTTTGCAGTGAAGGAAATTTCGCTGTGTGGAGTATAAGTTCCAATTTGAGCGTGAGATAGAATGGGTTTGTGAGCTTTTCTACCATCGAGACTAATTAATTGTTCGAGGGATTGATTCGCAAGATATACAGCAGTATTAGCAGTATACAAATCTACTTGCAAATCACCCCAAAATTCTTGTTTTATATCGTCCATAATTTTGGATAAGTAAATATATTAATATTGAAAGATTGAGATTCAGAGCCGATGTCTATTTTGAGCTTCGGTATTTTTCTCTCGCTGCCTTTGCTTCATTCCATGCTTTTCTTCCTTCTTCAGTGTTAAGGTCAAAATCGGATGGATTCAAAGGCTTTGATGGATCAATACTTGGCACGTATCCACCTTGTGCTGAACGTTTTGGAGTAGCATTTTTAATCTTCTCTTCTCGTTCAATTTCCTCTTTCCTCGAAAGGATATAAGGAAGTTTGGCTGCTTCTCTCACAGAAATACCTTTTAGTTTGGCTAAGTCTTTAACTTCAGCTTTCAAATCATCAGATAGTTCGAGACTTTCTAAATCTCGCTCTTCCAAGATTCTACTAACCTCTGATTGGACTAGTTTGCCAACTTCAGGCGTTTCATTTTTTGGGTTGTTACCCTTCCCGTCATCGGGATTTTTCGAAGTTGCTTTGTTTCTCCAATTTATCTTTTGCTTGATAGCAGCAGATAATTTTTCGTGATGGGATTTCTCCCTTTCGACTAACTTGTCTAGCATTTCTACATCAGTGTCCGGATTTAATCCAAACTCCTCAGCTACTTTGCCTCTTAGTTCGTCTTCAGTAACTTCTTTTTGTATCTCTTCATCAGCTTTAAGCTCATCGGGAGAGACCACGATGGTTTCATCTTTTGGGTCCATAGGACTTATATATAAATAAAAAACTGCCTTATGGCAGTTTAGTAGAGGGGCGGTAAGCGTTGTTAGAACCACCCCCCAACTAAAATGTCAAAGGATTACAACGCTTCGAATTTTTAATTGTTATATCAAGCTATAAAGATATGACCACAGGAAGGACATTTAATTCCTACTTTGGCTTCTTCAAGTTTGACGCTGTAACCTTTTTTGGAGGCAAAATCTTTGGCCAGGTCAATAAAATCAATACCATGTGTTTTAACGTTGTATCTCCTTACTTCGAATTTACCGTTATATACTACGGCTTCGGTATTGGGGGAGATTTCTTTCTCAACTTCAGCTAACTGACCGTTTGGAATGATAGCGGATTTAACTTCTTTTACAGATTTTGATTTAATCATAATTTATACTAGCAATTGATAAATGTATTTGTCAATTGGCATCTTTTTTAGCGAGTACCAAATGTCTATGAGCTGTATCTAATTTTCTGTATGCCTTTTTAACAAAAATATATGGGATTCCATGTTTTTCAGCTTCCCTTCTAAGTTGTTTGTATTTCTTTTGACTCATAGACCGTAATATTGTGAAATTTTAACTATTCGTTTTTTTCTTTCTTGAATAATCTTTTCTCTTGGATCAGGATTTCTTGCCTTTCTAACTGCCTCATCAAGCCATGATCTTATTTGTGCCTTTGTGGCTTCGTTAGACATGGTTATAGACCAAATTTTCCGCTGGCTTTCTTCACTTCACCCTCGGTTGGTTGCCTCTTCTCACGGAAATCAATAAATGGTTTGAATATCTCAATCAACGTGTTCTTGGTTTTAACTCTCACTTTAGCTTCTTCCCCTGCCAAGTCATTTGTCATTTTGTCTAATCCACTCACAGTATCTATCTCATCAATGATATTGAGGATATGATTGGTAAATTCCACAAAATCAATGTTGTTCTTGAGCCTTTTTATTAGTTCTTCCATAGATTATTGTAGCAAATGGGTAAGTTGATCATAGACCAAAATTCCTTTGTATTGAACCACGCCTTTCTTCTCTTTGTTGTCTTAGAATGGCTTGTTTAAATTCATCTAATGGAGACTCCGCTATTTCTAATTGCATCGCCTCAGAATCGATAGTGTCATCATTAGCACCTTTCGGGAACACAAACATCTCTTTTTCTAGATCTCCACACTCACCGGTAATATGAAATATTCCACCTGATGAATACCTGGGTATCAATCCTCTGATTCTGACTTCTTTTTGAACCTTGTTATGTTTCAAAGGGACAATATTTGGAAATTTATCTCGTCTAGCACACTCATCATCAAGAAATGGTTTTAAAGTTTTCAGATATACGGTTTCCTCAATCCCTATTTTTTCAAATCCCTCATCATGCAGGGTAAAAATATAGTTGATTAGTTCCTTGGGGTCAAAATGGACTCTAATCGCTTTGATATTCCACTTATTCTGTCTGTCAACATAGTTTCTAACAATTCCTGTATAGTCGTTTTCCAATTCCTTTCCCCCAGGGTCAATTGTGGCGAATTTTCTTGTATCAAGAGCTTCAACTTCTGCCCATGACCGATTCCTTATCCACACTTCTTTAAACTCTTGATTCTCTGAAGTTATAGGTGTCCCTTGATATAAAGCAGCAAATTCATAAGGTCCAAGCGTGTTTTCAATCTTGAGCAGTTTATCAATTGGAAACTTTTCAGGCCACAAGGCTTCACCCTTTTTTCTAAACTGTTCATCCTCAGTAGCAATAGCAGGAAAGTTTATCAATGTCCATTTATCGTAATGTTCAGCCCCTTCAGTCTCATCCTTTTTTTGCTGTGTCAACAACCGGCCAACTAAATCATCTGTATGCCATCTTGTATTTAGGATGATGATAGCTGTCGCTCCCTCCTGACGAGTGTAAAATGTTGACCGATACCAATCCCAGCGTGAATCCCTAATGGTTTGTGATTCTGCTTCTTCACGATTCTTGAATAAGTCGTCAATGATACCGATTTTAAAACCTTTACCTGTAAAAGCTCCACCTGCACCGGAAGCCATGTAGCTACCACCCTCATCAGTTTTCCAATAACCTTTAGCTTTAGCATCAGACCTTAGCCTTGTAGAGAATATTGCCTGATATTGAGGAGATAACATAATATCTCTTGTCTCCTCACCAAATTTTGTGGCTAGTTCCCCTGAATAAGAACCAACCATAATCGGCCAGTCTGGATGATGTCCTAACACCCAAGATGGAAATTTCTTCGTTGATTTTTCTGATTTACCGTGTCGAGGTGGAACTGTAACGATTATTCTTGCATCTTCTCCCTTTTCAACCTTTTCCATGGCAGATTGAAGAATGGCTGCCAGTGTTTCATGAAACCATGTATCCTGATAGTTCTTATCAGTGGCAATAGCGAAATCAATCAGATTTTTCTTCGCCTGATGGATTACCAGTGCTTCCGCCTCTTGTGGAGATACGCTGGGCAATCCTTGTAAGTTGTTGGTCATCAAATTTATTGATTATTTCACCTTTTAACTCAGTGCTGGTTTCTTCTTTAATTCCATGATTGTGGGATAGTAGAAGTTTCACAATCGAAGAATTGTAATTACCCCCTAGACCTTCATCGATTAGTCTTTGAAGTTGTTTATTTCTAATTTGATCTAAACCCTTTCCGACAATGTTTGGATATTGTTTTTCCCAAAGTTGGAGAGTCCGCCTCATTACCCCCATGTATTCTGCAAAACCCTCTATTGTTGGAAGTTTTACTTGCCAAACTCTTGAAATACCCCCTCGATTATTGGTAAATGACTCTATATCATCTTGCCTAATTTTCAGATACTTCTTTAATTTGTCTTGGAATTCTTTTTCATCGTACTTTGTAGGTCTCCCCTCTCTATCGTGTTTTATTTTGTTTTTTTTCATAGCATTATGCAGGTTTAATAACCTTTTACAACGCTAATTACATTTTAGCAAATCAGTAGTGTAAAATGAAATCAGATGGTTTTATTAATCCTCTTATCAGTAGTCTTTACATTTTTTGGGGTAATCACACTGAGTCTTGAGACGGCCATCATGGGAATGATACTCTTGGTTGTTCTTTGTTTTGTCTCCCAAATTTTTTATCCCTGAATTTATTGCCCCGAATAAAGACCAACCCCAACTAAAGATGGATCAATGCCATATCTCTGAGCTAATCCCTGATAATAAGCATCTATTGGTGCCTGTCGCTGTTGATATGTTTGGAATACCCTTTGAGACTCTTTGATATATCCTTGTCTTTGTTCTTTACTGAGTCTCTTACCTTTTAGAGCCTTGTTATATTGGTTGACTATTTGTTGAGGAATGCCAGCAGTTTGTTCAGCCGTAGCAAATTCACCCTCTCGGACAACAGATGTTGGGTCAAGCATTTTCATAAAGGCGTAAATTAATGAAATATCTCCCTGGGGTGAATCGGAGGTGTTTACCACCTTCTGATAACTTGCCAAGACATCTACAAATCCATTTTCCTGAGTTCTTTTAAAATACTCCGTTCTGAGTGTATTGGCGGTATTCATTGCATCTGAATCAATAACACTGCTATCAGCTGCCAACATATCGTAAAGCTCTCCCACCTCTTTCAAATCACCACTAGAAGCACCTTGAGTCAAGGCCAAAGATAAAACTTGCCTTTTGGTTAATCCACCGAATGGATTCTGCGGATTTGGCTTGGTACTTAAATCAAGAGTGTTTTTCATTTCCTGTTCCATACCTGGAGTAGTCTGCTTGAGAGATGTTTGCAAATCCTGAACTTGAGTTATTTCTTCATCGTTTAATCCATTCTCTCGTAAAGCAGCAGGTGAGAGTGAAGCAATCCTTTGAACTAGCTCCTGATCGAATATGTTGTTTTCAGGTAGTTTCTCTAAATTCACACCAATTTTCTTCAATAATTCACTACCCATGTCCCTCAGTCTTTGAGTTAAGTTGGCTGGGACAGAAGTACCAGCAACTCTAAATGTTGGAGGATTATATCTAGCTGATGACAATGATTGTGCTGCTTGATAGAGATTGCTCTCGTCTACCAGGAGAGTCTTCATTTCAGGCGATACATTCTTTACTGCTTCATCAAGACTAGACCATGCAGCTTCGATGACTTTCTCACGTGAACTTAATGGTGTACCAGCAGTAATTTTTTTAAAGACAGTTCCATAATCGTCATTTAGGATTTTTTTTATCTCTCTAAGTTTTTCTATGGAAATAACGGAGGTTTTTCCTTTATTACCACTAGCTTTCATCAGATCTTCAATGTATCCGTTTACCTCGACCATTGCCTCTTTTTTCGTTAAATCTTTAGTTCTAAGTGAACTTTTAAGATTTGAAAGGAATGAATCTTTAACTTCTTTAGTTGTGATAGACAAATCAGGATTGCTCTTGATAATGTCTTGAATCTCGCCCTCAATCTTTTTCATAGTGGGTTCAAGCATTTCATATTGATCCTGTGCCGTACCCTTGAAACTGTACTTATCCAAGGTCTGATTGATTGTTTTCTCTTTTGAAGCTCCAAATATTGACGCTTTGACATTAATTTTTCTTGTAGCATCATCTAAAGTCTCGCTCTGTCTTACTAAATCATCTCCCTTACCTCTAGCCCATGAAATCATTCCACCAACGGCATCTAATACCCCAGCTGTTGCACCACCAATGACTCCCGATTCTAAAACTGATTCAGCAGTTGCATCCTCTTTGGAGAATTCTGCCAACGCTCCTGAAGTGAATCCTGGTATCAAGGCTTTGGTAGCAATTTTGGCTCCCTTACCAAATGGAATAAAGTAGGATGACATACCAGCGTCTGCCTTAGTACCAGTGATAAGAATATCTTTTGTAGTGCCTAGTTTCTTTTCAGCTTCTTCTTCTCCGAAAAATGCTGTATCTGTATTTACTTTTTTCAATTCTTCAGGTGTAAGTTCTTCACCTGCGACTAACTTTCTGAAAGTCGGGTCAAAAACAAATTTACCCCCTTGATAAACTGCTTCTCCCACTAATTTTCCATAATCTACTGCTGGCTGAACAATCCCCTTGATAAATTTCGAGATAAAGCCTTCCTCTTGTAATGATGATGTATCAACTCCTGAAGTGTTTGAAACTGTTCCAGTTGGGATATTAGGTTTATTTATAGCTTTTGGTTGGCTAAGTCCATTTGCTTGATTGAATTCAGAAACTTTCTTGGAAATTTCCTGTTGAATTTTAGAGTCTGACAATCCCGCTAATTTAGCTCTTCTTGAAAATTCGTTTATTTGACTTTGTGTTAATGACATATTATTGTGAATAATTAACTAGCTCCATTATATGAAACCCAACCACTGGGACCATAAATCCACTTTCTCCCTGATGAGTCTGTCCATATAGTTCCAACACCTCCAGCAGGTGAGAAATTAGGTTTGCCGGCATAGGTCGAATAATCTCCATTTAAAACTTCATTCCAAATGGCTAGGGTATCGACATTGCTAGTGTCGGATTCTGTATCGTTTCCACTAACTTTGTATCCCATTTCGGATAATTTACTCAGGAAGTCGGTGGCTACAAAACCACCACCTGATAAATTTTTCTTATAGTAGTAATTTTTTCCAGTTGAATCGGTGATAGTCACCAATTGGTTTTTAGGAACTGAACTGGGATTTGTGACTACTGAATAACCTGAAGTTGACATTTCATTTGAAATACTTTTTATCTCTTGAAAATATTGGTATTTAGCCATCTTCTGATTAATTGCCTCTACCGAATCATTTAAAGTAACTCCCGATTGTGCCATTGCCATGGCAGTATCAGGATTAATCATCAATTCTTTGATGTAGTCTGCGGTAACAGTTGCCCGATTTAGATCTCCCTTTAAGAGGTTTGTTTGTTCTTCAGCCAATTTTCTATCTTGGTCGGTGAGGGTAACAATATCTCGGTTGGCTAAATTCAAAATGGTACTGTAGTAGCTCAGCTGATCCTGTCTGTCTTGAGAGATAGCATTCACACTTCGGTCAATCGCTGTATAAGCATTGGAAAGATAGGTGTTTTGTAGACTGACAACTGCATTAATTACTCCTGCCCTGGCAGCAACATCATCCATAGTCTTTTGTATACGTGGATTTCTTATTGCAGCCAATCCAGTAGTCTCTTTTTGAAGTCTAATTAATTCATTTCCCTCTGTTAGTAACTGGTCTAATTCTCCAAGTAGGCTTTTCTGTTGTGACAAAACATCTTCAGTTCCGTATTTTGCTCTCTGTTCTGTCTCTAAGGTCTCTCTAAAGGGAGAAGTGAGCTTTTGCATCTCTGAAAGTGCCGCATTCTCTTTGGCCTTGGCTGCTGCCAACGATGCTTGGACTTCAGTCCTCTGAGTTGAAAAATTGCTTTCTAGGGCTTGTCTAGCTTTATCTACCTGTTGATTGAGACCTGATAAATAAGTAGATTGAGCATTGGATGTATAAGAAGGTGTTACAGAAGCGGATATATCTGAAGCTGAGACATTGGAAAGATATCTATTAAAATCTTGAACAGATACACCCTGAGCAGCAGCCGAAGCAGCGTTGACCTCATCTGATACTCTCTGCCCTGCACCTTGTTGATTTGAAAGGGAGTTGATTACTCCTCGCTGAGATAGAGTTCCACCCCAATATTGCTGTCCGTCATACCATCCCCCAGTATTTGCGGTTACAACCGAACCATTATCTAGTTTAATTTTATTAGATGAAGCATCAATTATTGTGGCCATAGCGTTGTTTATGATTACAACGCTTGCTTAGAAAATTATAACAAAAATTAATCTGTAATTTTGTCTTTGAAAATTACAACCTTATAATTGGTAGTCAAAGACACGTTTCTTATTATCCTCAGAATACTCATTGCCGAGTCATCATACCCAGTTAATGAGTTGTAAGTAAACACATCATCAGGACTTCCATTATCGAAAAAATTGAAACCGAGTGCATTCCCTGTAGACCACCCACTTCTAGATATTATCTCTTCAACTTGTGACTTTACGTTCACCCCAAAATAGTTTGTAGCTGCTGGTAAGCTAACAGTTTGTTCTGTAACTGCTGAGGTTTTATCTCTAGTCAATGGATCACCCGAAAACTCCCCTGTGTTATCTTCATCAATTCCATACACTTTTTGTCGTAAATCCCCACTTCCCGAACCCTTAACACCGACATAGACGTCAATACTGGCTGAGCTGATTGATTGACTCTTAGTTAGACCAATTCCTGTGAATCTCATTGCACCATTGGAGTCACTTCCATCATAGTCTCCAACCATGAAAGATGTATTCCTACTAAAATATGAATCCCAATAATTGTCAACTGAATAAATATCCTCACCATAGTTCGATGATAAATACTTAGTTATTATTATTCCTGAACTAGTAGCATAACAACCAACGTTTGAAGGAAATAGCTGACCATCTTCATAAACTAGGAATTTTGGTACATATCCTAAACTATGCGAGATGGTGACACTTCCGCTTGAGCTTCCTGCATTTATAGTTATAGATCCACTTTTTATCTCATGAATCTTGTACATTGTGCAATCTGAACGAAAAACAAAATCACGTACGTCAGTGGAAGTTACTGATTTTCCTGATTTAGCAATAAGAATAAACGGAGTGTCTGTCATTTTCCCGAATCTCCAATTAAATCGTATGAAAATTTAACAGTCTTTGATGAGGAAGTTTTGTTTATTATTTTAAAAGCCGCTGTTGAGGCATTCAATCCTGTGTAGCTAAAGTCACCTGTAACATAGGTATCTTCACTTGAAATATTAAAGAATGGATTGGCAAACCATCTTCCTGACCCAGGAGTTAGTTCAATCCAAAGCATCCCCAAGGGGAAAAAACCAATATCATGAGTGATACTAACAGTCGTGCTACTACTGCCGGACACAGTGACGGTTTCATAGGAGGAGGGTTTTGCGAATATCTTTATTGAGCTATAGTCCGAATGAAAGGCAAAATCCCTCATATCTGTGGATTCGACTGATTTATCTGGTAACGCCACTTTTAAAATTGGTTGCTCGCTCATGTTAGTTGTTCCCAAAATACATAAACTAATGCAGAGGCAGCAAATTCACTATTACTATCATTGGTTATCTGTGAAGAGGTGGCAATCACATTTGTAGAGTTATCAACGGTATTCTGTCCCACCCATCCTATTCGTGTTGGTTTTGACTCAAGGTAGCCAGCATACAAATGAATTGGAATATAGCCTAGTCCATGAGAATATGCAGTGTCATTTGGCTCAATAGTTATTGATGTTTTAGTCTTTAGAGTTTTGAGTCTACTGCTGAAAACTAAGTTCTCAGGGTCAGCAGTCGTGGCATCGTAACCTGGTTCTGCCACTAGAACAACTGGTTCGTTCATGTTTTTAATATTCCAATAAAAATAACTGGTGTGTCATCATCATCTCTGATCACTATGCTTCCACCCATTATCTGTTCATCTCCATCCTTTGTTACGTAAGAACTTAAATCTAGTGTACTTGCGACGACATTACCCTCCATATCAACACTAAATGGGGCATCTGCAAAATCAGCTGCTCCAGCCCAAAAACCTTGACTACTTTGACCAATAACCTTGTCTCCATATCCCCTAATAAGTTTATCGGAATAGGCTTGTGACCCACCAACATTCTGAGCTAAAGCCAATTCACCTGAAGTGAATTCAGTCATCAACTCTAGACTGGCAGGTTTTAAAGTAGTTTTGGATGATAAATCGATAGTTTTCATCGTTCAGCGAAATTGCCTAGGCATATAATCTTTCTAATGGAGCAATTCTTTGTCGAGCTTCCATTTTCGTAGTCGATGATTATTCGGATATCTTCTACCGCTGGAAGATTTATGGTTCTAAAAATATGTCTGGTTTTATCAACACCGGATATCTCAAAGGCAGATGATTCTTCATCACCTTGATTACCTTCTAAAGTCAAATCAGCCCTTGCACCGCTTTCTAACGCTTTTGTACTGACAATTACTGTATGTATCTTTCCTAATTCTCTACCCCTAGTCAAGTCTGTGAATGCACTTTTCCACACACTGTCTGTGGATAAACCTGAAAACTTAGCAATACGGTGGTTAGTGGACCCATCCGTAGAGGCGACTAATGGTATGCCAAAAGGGGCAGCTAGTCCCCCCACGGTGGCATAACCACCATCCGCTAAGTTCGAGATTTGTATCGGCAGTTGCTCAACTTGAGTACCGAAGGAAAACACGTCCCCTCCAGAAATGAAAAGAATCGTGTTCTTATATAATGTTTTCTGCCGATGATTTGGTAAAGACCCTGAGAAGTATCTGAGGGGTTTCAATTGTCTGCCGGATATCCAACCGATTGTATAGCCATCGGCTGATAAATCCTCATAAGCCACATAAACAACTCCATTTAAAACATACAAAAATCCTATTCGTTGACTTCCAACTCCAATTTCATCTGATAGCTGGTTAGACATAGCCGAACCATCATAAAGATAAATTTGACTTCTCCTACCCTCTCCATAATTTACAGCTATCCACCATAGGCCAGCAGTAAACACCACGTCTACTACTTCTGCACCTTCTCCAAAGTCTAGCTTTTGAACATCGAGAACTGATGAACCTTGGATATAGACACCCAAATATCGACCATTACCAAAGACTAAAATATCTTCTTTGGCAGCCGATGGATGAGAGGCTTTTTCTAAAGCAGCATCCGTAGCACTTCCCCAATCAGGGTCAATAGTTTCAGTTGAAAGTGGCATGGCAGCAATATCACCACCGCTTGTCTTGTTGTAAAAAACAAATAAATTTTCTTTTAAACGGATAACACTCTCACCCTCAGTCATATCAGTGATTGCCTGTGGCCATGGAGAGGTATTGCTAACAGCAGTAGAACTTAATTTGAAGAGTTTTGTTGTTCCAACAGCATAGGTAGTGTCTGAAGCGGTAGGTTTGTCTAGAATAAAGCGAATTAATTGGTCAACTACCCCTGCTTGGGTTCCATTTGTTAGATCGGCCAAAGCAGGTGATTGCTGTAAAAATCCAGGATTCGAAATAACATCTGCTTTCATTTCAGAAGCTTGACCCTTCGTACCAATAAAGGTCTTAGTGTCGATATGGGCTAATGTTGAGAGTCCATCACCAAATCCCTCGAATGTAATAGAGAAATCTGTATCCATTAGGCATTAGCCGGCATTGGTTCTTCTTGCGGGACTGAACCATTCATTTGTTTTGCCTGCTGTGAATTAATTTGTAACATCTGTGGAGGTTGTTCTTTCTTTTTTGGAGGTATCGGAATATTCCTTGAACGGTAGACCTGGTCAAGTATCCAATTAATCCTATCAGGGTCTTGCTCAAACCCAATCAATTGAGTCAAGTCTTGAACTTGTTCTGAGAGGTCATAATTTTCTCCAGTAATTGTTACAAACAATCTTGGTAATACTGAATCCCATATCTCCTTCGAGTTATTGATTGCTGGATCTGATTTCCGTATCTCTTCTAATTTCTCTTGTTTGATTGCTAATGCAGTGTCTTTAGTGTGAGGACCAATTGCAACGAGGTTTTTTGAATACCAACTATAAACTAATATCTCTCTCAGCTGGTCCATGATGTCTGTTTCACCAACAAATCTGAATACATCCTGAGCTTTCATGTCCTTTATCAACTCGGATAAAACCCATTCTCTAAAGACTCTTTTATAAGGTAAGGTGATTTTTTGTCGCAGAAGCATGAACAATTTACCTGCATTCTGATCCATCAATAGACCCATTCTGAAAGGTGTTCCTGATGGCATTGCTTCACCTCTGACCACTTCATAAGAATTAGACAGTTTATCGGCATCATTCATCAACCTGTTCCAATCTGTAACGAGTTGGTCAAGACTTCTCATTCTGACATCAACCTGAACTAAATCTTCAGTAATGACGATATCTCCGTTATCCATATCAGCTCGGATATTTTGTAGAATCTTGGAATCTTTACTCCTGAATATGACTTTTGATGCCCACTCAAGACCTCTAGCCAATTGGTTTCCAATCTCATTGGCTCTAATCTGATGGTCAAATAACATTTCATACATTCCAACTCGCCAAAATCTACCCTCATATCTTCCCCTATGAGCGAAGATGTAATGATCGGACATCGTACCTGTTAACTTTTCAGCAAATAGTGTATGTTTTTCTCCTGTTCCGCTTTCTCTCAGGCCTGCTACAACAATTTTTGCTAGGAAATACTTATTCTCATCACCAGCAGGTAAACCCTTAGCTTGATTGAATTCTTGTTCATTTACCTCTCCGGTAAATTCGAAAATTTCATACCGCTTTCCAGTTGAATCAATGGGTGTTGTCTGTGTAGAGGCTTTAAATGATTTATTCCCCAATTCCTTGATTACAGTATCTATCTTGTCTTGGTCCCACCCTTTCATTCTCCTCAACTGAGAGGCGGTTAATTCATGTCGTTCGACGATGTCTGTATCTTCGATATTCTGTGCTTTCTGATTAGTGATGTAAGTATTTAAAACATCAACGATTTCATACCCACCAGCCACTTTTTTAAAACCGACATTTCCATTGGAGACGAACTCCTCTACTGCGGTCTTTAACTTGATATCCTCACCATTCTTCGCCATCCAAGATTTTAAAGAAGCGTTAGAAATAAATACTGCTGCAAAATCCTTTATTGGATTCTGAGAAAAAACCATAATGTTTTTTGTGTCGAATCGAAGGTTCTTTACTTCACTGTCAGTTCTAGGAGATATTATGTCGAAGTAATAGTTGTAACTTAGGTCAGGATTGATTTTGGTTCCTGATAAATCACGATTCCGAAATTTGTAGATTCTATTGATTAAATTGTATTGGCTGAAGAATACCCCAGGACTAATTTCAATCTTGTTTGTGATGTAATTACTAATCTCGCTTTCTATTCTGCTAAAGAGAGATGATTTTGTTGCTGACATAAAAGTGGATAAAAACTATAACCCATAGTTATTAACTGATAACTTTTTGAGTTTTAATCTTGTGCGATCATCGGGACTTCTTCTTGCATAATGTTCCTGTATCGCCATTCTTATTCTTTCCTTCTCACCCTGAAGATAAGACGCTTTTTCTTTCATGCCATTTGCTAATGCATATCGGATTGATGCTCCGATAGATAAAAATTGATGAAATTGGGAATTGAATCCTGGACTCTTATCTGTATCAGAAGTAGAGAAATGATTAGCTCCTCTCTGAAACTCTAGTTCATACTCCGTAGTGGTCGATGGTACTGGTATTGGAAAAATAGCATTATCGATTTTGTAATACTTGTCAGGTGTTCCTGTAGAGTTCAATTCTGAGTCGCTCAATTCTCGTCTATTTACAGGGGTCAATGTCATATAAGCTCCACTACTATCCTTGATTCGGACACGATGGATTACCAAACTAGAATCTGGGATGGTAACGTGGTCATCTCCTGAAGAGACTGTAGCAATTGGAAAATCAGAGTTAGTAATGTCATCCCACATGAAATTAGGATCAGCTTTAAAAAGTTCTGATACCACTTCATCAAGTGAGATATTTACATTGCGTGTTCTATCTGCTAAGGAATAATCTGTGTTGAGGGTTGAGCCATCGCCAAAGAGTAAAAAATCTATATCGGCGATGATGGAGTTGCTTTTATCTGACGAATTAAAGTACATATGGTTTATCTTGTAACTGCAACGCCTAAAAAATTATAGCATTTTGAAATTCAATATGTTATAGAGATGGAAAAGTATCTGTATCATTACAACATTACATCTATATCAATCTGTATCACTCCCCCGATGTTACGGACCCTCTAGGCACGAATTGTCCGTGGCCATCCGAGAGGGGAGAGAAGGGGATTGAGGTATTTTCCGCAATTATTCTCCGCAAAGCTAGATCTACTAACACTGTCATCGGCTATCCTACCTGTTCTGAGATTTTGTATAACTCTCGAATTCTCTTACTATGAATCCTTGGTTGATATAGATTTTCATCATCCTTACGACTGATACGTTCTCTCATCTCGGATTACAAATTGGTAACTCTCCCAGCTCATAGGTATCACAGGGATAATAGAAATCTCTAGTATTGGCAAACCCCAAGATAGCAGCACCAACGATAATGCCGGCAATTAAAATCCATAAAACTCTCGGATAAACAGAATAGATAAAATCTAAAACAAATTCCTTTACTGCACCTGGTATTCTGTCAATGGGATTAATCATGCTTTTTAAATTCTGAACGACATATTGGACATACAGCATAGAAAGCATCTTTACCAATGCGAGCTTTTTGAGGAGGTTCACAATCGCAAGTCCAAAGTGTTAGCGTTGACCTCCCCTTGCCTTTTTTTCCGACTTCGAACCAGTCAAATCTTCGACCTTTAGGACCTTCAGCAATAAAAACTTCTGCTGGTCTTGGGATACCTAACTCTCTCATCAAATTAGAGAAGGGAGAATCGATATCAGCCTCAGCAAAATGACAACCAACATTCGGAGTGACGTTAAGTCCTAATTGTTTGGCCATGTCACAAAATTCTCTGTTGTGGGTATTTCTACCGCCCTTATAAGGGTCTCGTCCATATTTTTGTTGTTTCAGATGTAACATCTCGTGTAATAGAGTTTCCGACTGGGCCCACCTGCCAAACTTCCAAACTTGTTTACCTTCCACCTCGTCATAATGAACTGTATTAAAAGTTATCTCATGCAGTAGACCTTGGGGATTGCGATTGAGTGTATAACAAGCAAGAGTGTTGTTATTTCGTAAATCATCAAAAGAAATTACTGGATCAGGAACTTGATTCCTGTCTAATCTGACAATCGGGTCAATAAGGCGGTCTCGAAAGATGATGGCTAATTGATAGAAAAATGCTGCTTCTTCCTTATACTCCCAACCAATAGCAGTTTCGGCATTTTTTCTGACAGCTGGTTGTGCATTGTAATCAACAATGAGTCTTTCTTTCATAAAATTGATTCAATATCATCTAATGAATAACATAAGATAGCATAACCCCCACGTTTTTCAATCTCGGCTAAAAAATCCTCCTGAAATTGCGTTGGTTTGTTCTTACCGACTTTACATTCTATGGCTATAAATTTTGAATCATGACCATTGATTCCAACTATGTCGCTTACCCCCTTGAATCCAAACCTCACGAATCGATTGTCTTTGGAGTACATTGCTCCTGTGTTGACCCGCCAAGCGTAATGCCCTTTAAGTTTTAAATAGGCTAGCACCTGATTGACTAGCACTTGTTCTTTCATGTTGCTTGTTAATTAGTAATAATGGCCTTCAAAGATAAAATGACCTTTAGGGGCAATAACTGGATAAATATTGAAGTTACCGTTGTCCAGCATATAGAAAACACCAAAGCCATTCACCCAAGCACTTGGTTTGTCTTTCATATATTGTGGGTTAACATCACAGGCACAGGGTAATGACATGGCCATGATTGGATTACTGTCTATTGGAGTTGTTCTGGTTATGGCTTGAAAATCGTGCGAATGACCAGTGATTATGTTCTTTCCATAAACATCAAGCATTTTTGAAGCATGATATTTTGTTGTATATTCACCATGATGAAAGTAGAGTTTGCCTACTCTAAAAGTTTGTCTATAAGGGATTATTTCCCACTCTTTTAATTTTAAGTTTCTCTCAATCTCAGCAAAACCCTCTAACTCAGGAATTTTATCGATGTACTGCTCTATCCAAAGTTCGTGATTTCCAAACATAAAAATCTTTCGGCAGTAATCAGGGAGGACTCCCTCTACTTGGTCTAAAACTTCTTCCTGAAAAGTGTCATATTGCCTTCTAAGTCTTTTCCCTTCCATGCCTCGCTTGTTGCCTTTGTCTATCTCCCAGTGATTGACGGCATCCATGTCCATGTTGTCGCCAGGGAAGATGAAGTAATCAGGCTTGAATTTTTTGGTGAAATTAATAATGTTTAACCATAGGACTTTATTGTGATAAGGATGGTGTAGATCAGCTACTACAATCCCCTTGGTGTAATCCATTTTGGCAGGTATGAATTAATAACATAGAGCCTCTTGCTTGAGTTGAACAAAGCATCTGATGTTTACTGAACATCTGCTCTACCTTTGAGCTAAAGAGGCAATTTTTAATCCCATAAATTCCAAAAATATTTACCAAATAATTCAAGTCCTTCCTGACACCTTTTATTGTCTTTTTGTATTTCTTTTATATCGTCATATTCTTTGTTTCTTATAACGTAATCAAAAGCCCAAATCATCTTGTCTAGCTTTCTATACCACCGTTTAAGGCTCCCACATTCACCAGGGTAACTATTGGTATTCACTTCTCTAAATCTTTTTAGTCTAGGAAGAATATATCTAGCAAGTGTGTCATCTAAATCCCATAGCTCATCATCAGAATATCCCCTAATTAGTTTTTGAAAAATATATTTTAATTTCAC